GTGCGAGAGCGCGTGCCGTCCGCTGGACGAGGTAGACATCCCCGGCCCGGTCGGCTACATCGAGCAGGTGCTGGTGGACGGCGAGCCTGTGGACATCTGGAACGGGGACTGGCGGATTGACGACGGGCACCTGCTCGTGTGGCAGGGCGCTGGACCTAGCCCGTTTCCGGAAACGCAGAACCTGAACAAGCCCGACACCGAGCCGGGCACATGGTCGATCACCTACAGCCGGTCCTACCCGGTATCCGCTGACGGCAGGATCGCCGTCGCCTACCTGGCGTTGGAGTTCGCCAAGGCGTGCAAGCCGCGCTCGGCCTGCGCGCTGCCGAGGGGCGTCACCAGCGTGGTGCGCAACGGCGTGACCTTCTCGATCGAAGCGGGCCTGTTCCCGAACGGGCTGACGGGCATCGACATCGTGGACGCCTACATCCTCAAGTGGGCGCCACCCCGCTCGCCTCGGCGCACCGCGTCAGTGTTCTCGCCGCACAAGCACTTGCGCAAGCCCCGGACCACCAGCGCCCCGCCTGGGTTCCCTGGGTCTGTCTAGTCCCCGCTCAACAGCGCAGCTAGTACCCTGGCAGCGTGGAAATCCCCTGGTCGTCGCTCTCGGCGGTGCCTCTGTCCGAGGTACTGGTCGGCCTGTTCATTGTCGCGATCCTGCGGGGGCTGCTCGTCCCGAGGTCCATCTTGGAGGACACCCGCGCGGACCGCGATAGCTGGCGCGAGGAGTCTCGCGTCAAAGACCAGATGATCGCTGAGAAGGACAAGCAACTAGACGCGCTGGCAGAGGTAGGCGAGACGCAGAAGTCCGTCCTACAGGCGCTTGCGCGGATGGGAGAGCGGGAGTGACGGACATGGCTGCAACGATGCGAGGCGGCGGGGGTCTACATCGGACCCCGGGTGGGTTCCGGTGGCTCCCCCGGAAGCTGAGGGACCTCAAGGCGCAACTGTTCGAGGACGCCGCGCAGAGTCGCGCGGCGCTCACCAAGGCCGAGCGCGAGCTGGCGAGGGTCCAGTCGGAGACCCCGCGGTACGAGGCGCTGGGCCGCGACCTCGCGGAGATTCGCGAGCGCAACCACTTCGCGGACAACATCCGCGCCACCGTCCAGAGGGAGACAGGGAGCTTCTGACATGACGCAGCTACTCGATTGGGCCGTGCCGTGGTCCCCGGACGAGCTGGTCAACCTCGTCTTCCTGTCCATCGCCTGCGCGCTGGCCTGCGCCGTGCCGGTGGTCTACGCGGTCTACGCGAACCTGCGCGACCCGCTGGCCCGCGCGGTGCTCTACGGCAGCGGCAGCGCGGCCCTGGCTCTCCTGACGCTGGTCCTGGCTAACCTGGCCTGGCACGCAGGCTTCGCCCCCGACCCGAGCGTCTGGCACTGGCTGATCCGGCTCTCTGCGCTGATGGTGTCCACCGGCGTGCTGCTGTTCCTGATCGCCCTGGTGAGGGTCCTCAAGACCCGCGAGCCCGGGAGCTGAACCATGTCCAGTGATGAGTTCCCGGAGGACCCGCTTCACGCCGCGCTGGTGCAGTTCACCGGTTGCGTGGGCGAGGCCGTCGAGGACGTGTGCTCGTACGGGCTGACGCTCGGGGAGACGTACGTCCCGTTCATGCCGGACCCGCCCCCACAAGGCACCAGCTACCCGCACGCCTGCGACGGGCTCGATGAGGGCATCCTCTGCTCGCAGCTATGGGTCCGCGTCGCCAGCGTCGCCCCCGGCCAGGTCAACCTGGGCTGGGAGGGTGACTGCGGGGTCTCGCTGGTCGCCACGATCGAGGTCGGCATCGAGCGCTGCTTCGTGATCCCCGAGGGCGGGGAGGCCCCCACGGCGACCGACGTGATGCGCGGGGCGCTACAGGCGATGACGGACATGAAGGTGATCCACTGCGCGGCGGTGTCGTGCGACGCCTGGGATCGCATCGCCACCGGCCAGTGGTCCCCGCTGGGTCCACAGGGAGGTCAGTACGGCGGCGTCTGGACCTTCACCGTCACGCTGGACTGAGCTAGGAGGGGTGCGCCATGACCGCTTCGCGGGTCATCAAGAAGAAGAACGCGGTCATCGCGGTGACCGCGAACGCTGACGTGCTGTTCATGCCGGGCGGGCAGGTCTACGGCTGGACTCGGCGCCTGGCGAACCAGGTCCAGAAGTCCACCGAGCTGTTCGCCCCGAGGCACAACCGCGGCCTGCGGCCCCTGCGCCCGCACCCGGTGAAGCCGCTCCACAAGACGTTCTCCACCACCCCCGCCCGGTTCATTCGGTGGGCTCGTGGCCCGAGGGTCTACGTCGCCGTGGGCTCGTCCAGCCACTACGCGAAGTTCGTGGACCAGGGCACCGGCGTCTACAACGGCGGCTCTCCGTGGGCGGCGAGGATTCTCCCTCCGTTCGCGCAAGGCGAGCCGAGCCTGTACGAAGCCTCCTGGGTGCCCATCGGAAGCACCGGGGGCCAGGTTGACCCGGTGATGGTCAAGGGCCAGCGCGGGCAGCACTTCTTCGACGCCGGGCTCCGGAGCGGGTTGGCGATCATGCGGGTGCCGTCGTACCAGCGGCCCGGCGACCCGGAGGCCACGGAGGCTCTGCGGACCTGGCCCACGGAGCTTGAGGGCTACTTCGGCGCTGTGCCGGTGGCTGCCGGTGGCACGGCGCTAGAGGCCCGTCTCGTCCAGTGGCGGCGTTGGCGCGACGTGCGTTACGGCAGCCACGAGGAGCTGGGCCGCCGCCGCAAGTACGGGGGCACCTTTGGCCACTAGGACGCTGTGTTACGGTTTCCGGAAACGGACCTAGCACCACCTGAGAACAGAGAGCGAGAGCCTTGGCATGAGCGTCAAGTCCTTTTCCACCGCCGTCGAGGAGACCCTGGGCGAAGAGCTGGACGGCAAGACCGTCGAGGAGCAGTACGTCGAGTTCGAGATTGACGGGCGCACGCTGCGGGCGTTCCACCCCACCCCCGGCCAGCTCGTCTTCATGCTCGCCGCTATGGGCCACGGCCAGTCCGCCGAGCAGCGCTTCGCGGGCATCCTGAACATCGTCTTCGCGGCGCTCCGCGACGAGGACCGGGACTACGTGGAGGCGCGCCTGCTCTCCCGCGACCCGAAGGACCGGAAGTTCCACGAGACCCTTGAGGGGGTCTTCGAGTTCCTGACGGAGGAGTGGTTTGCCACCCCTACGGAACAGCCGTCCGACTCTGCGGAATAGCAGCGGACCGTTGGCCGGAGCTTGAGGCGTCGTACTACCAGATCGACAACCTGCTCAAGCTCCGGCCCCGCAAGTTCATCAACCTTGTGTACGCCTGGTGCCTAGAACGGGTGCCGGGCGACAAGCTGGATGAGTGGAAAGCGGACCTGGCGGATATCCTGCCTTGGCAGGATTCAACGAGCGAGGCGGCGGCGAACCTAGAGTCGGAGTCGTTCATGGCGTTCATGGCGCAGGGAGGAGGGTGATCCGTGGTCGGGCAAGGCCCCCGCGTAGGTGCGGCGCACGTCAAGGTCACCGCTTCCGGAGACGGCATTGACGATGACATCGTTGACGCAGTAGCGGACTCCGGGCCGGGCGTCGAGAAGGAGGGCGACAAGCTCGGCCAGCGCGTCGGCAAGGGCATCAACAAGGGGCTCAGCAAGAGCCTCAGCAAGAAGCTCCGCGCGCAGCTCGACGGCATCGCCACTCAGGCGGCGAAGTCGCTAGAGAAGCAGATGCAGGCTTCCGGCGACCGGGCCGCCGACCAGTTCGCCAAGCAGCTCAAGAAGACGCTCGACAAGACGCTGGGCAAGGCGCTCGACCGGTCGCTGACCCGCGTCGGAGACAACATCGCTGACCGCCTTGAGCTGTCCCTGGCGCAGATGCTGGACATGATGGAGGCGTCGTTCCAGAAGACGCTCTCCCGCGGCTCCGGTGGCACGCCCCGCTCGCAGCCGGAGAAGGATCACGGCAAGCAGCCGGGCTACCCGGTCGAGCACATGTTGGAGCAGGCCGCGAAGCTCAACCGCGCCTTCGACGTGCGCCGCCACAAGATGATCGACGCCGCCTACAAGGCAGACCGGAAGCACGACACCGACCGGATCAAGCTGCTTGAGTTCGCGCACAAGCTCAACACCGCCTTCGACTTGAAGCGCGTGAAGATGCTCGAAGCGGCGTACAAGCAGAACGACGCCTTCGACCGCAGGCGTATCAAGATGCTCGAAACCGCGCATCGCATGAACGAGCAGTTCGACAAGAACCGCGCGGTGATGCTCGACCGCGCCTACAAGCAGAACGAGGACCACGACCGCAAGCGGTTGCTCATGCTTGAGCAGGCGCACCGGATGAACGAGGCATTCGACCGCAAGCGCACGGTGATGCTCGACCGTGCCTACAAGATGCACGCGAAGTTCATGGCGGGCGGGCTCACCGGCGACGGTCGCTCACGGGGCAGCGGGCCGAGCAACGACAAGTCCCTGGGGGACCGGATCGGGCGGATGCTCGGTGCCGGTGGCCGAAGCGACGCGCTCCACTACCTGGGTCGCTCGATGGGCAACATCGTTGATCTGGTGAACAAGGGGCGTAAGGGCTTCGTCGGCTTCTTCTCGCTGATGAAGACCGGGTGGAAATCCGCCGCTGACGGCGCGAGCATCTTCACCAAGGCGATGTCGATGTTCGGGAAGTCCGGCGTCGGCGGCGCGATGCTCGGCGGGCTGAGCAAGGGGTTCGCGGCCATAGTCCGGTCCGGCCCCGCCGCCGCGCTGGCGATCGTCGTGGTCGTCGGCGCGTTCTCCGCGCTGGCTTCCGTGCTCGGCGCGCTGCTCGGGATCATCACGGCCTTCGCTTCCGGCGTCGCGTCCGCCCTGGTGGGCGCGCTGGCCGTGGGCACCGGTGCGATCCTGGCGATGGTGGCCGCTGGCGGCTTGCTGACCGCCGCGTTCATGTCTATGACCGACGCGCAGAAGAAGCTCATGGCCGAGGCGTTCTCACCGCTCCGGTCGCAGATGGTCGGCATCGGGCAACTGATGATGGAGCAGATGGTCGGGGTCTTCCCCAAGTGGTCTGCGAACTTGCAGCAGGCGCTCAACCTCGTCGTCCCGGTGGCCCGGAACATGGGCGACGCCTTCGCCCGCGCGGGGTCGATCCTCACGGCGTCGTTCTCCGGCCCTGGGTTCCAGCTCGTGAGCAACGCGCTGGCGAACCACCTGCCCGGGATCGTGACCCGCCTCAGCTCCGCGCTCGGGGGCTTCCTCAACGGCGCGATGGGTCTGTTCGCCGCGATCCTGCCGTACGTCAACCGCTTCGCTTGGTATCTGTCCGACGTGGCGTCCCGCTTCGCCAAGTGGGCCACGTCGCCGCAGGGGCAGAACGCGATCGTGGACTTCGTGACCCGCGCGGTCGTCGCCCTACAGTCGCTGTGGGGCATGGTCACCGCGTTCGGCGCCTTCGTCCACTACGTGCTGTTCTCCCCCGCAGCGCAGAACGCGGGCCGGTCGATCTTCGACGGGATGAAGGATTCCTTCGAGCGCTTCCGCCAGGCGGCGGCGAGCGGCGATCTTGAGCGCTGGTTCAACGACGCGATCGAGTTCGGCGGGCAGCTATGGGCTGTGATCCAGTCGCTCGGCGGGACGTTCCTGGCGCTCTACAACAGCGGCGTGCTGGGCGCCGTGGGCGACGCATTCGAGGGGCTTGCGGCGGTGATCGACGGGCTGAACGTCGCCCTGACGCTGGTCATCAACCCGATTGGCTGGGTGCTCGGCGGCCTCGGCTTGCTCATGGGCAAGCTCCAGTTGACCACGGCTGTGGTGAGCGGGGCGACGAGCGCCTTCTCCGTCGATCTGCCCAACTCGTTCAACGTCGCCCTAGGTGCGATCGGCGGGCTGATCGGCGGTTTCCAGAATCTCGCGGCCACGATTGATTGGGTGCAGGGCAAGATCAGCGGGGTCTACCAGTCCACTGGCGCCTTGGAGCGCACGATCACCGGGGCCTTCAACAACGCAATCGGTGTCGCGACGGGGACCTACAGCCCCTCGGGCGGCGGGCCGATGAACCTCGACCCCTCGCTGGGTAACGGCTTGAGCAGCTACCAGGCGCAGATGCGCGAGACGATGCGCCAGATTGAGGAGCAGATTCGCAGGGGGCTCAACGCGCTACAGCTGACCACGCAGAACACCGGTGGCGGCGGGGGCACGCCGAACCCGATGCCCAACCCGATGCCGAACCCTATGGCGAACATCGGCGGGGTCAACTCGCCCATGTTCGGTGGCATGGGCGGATACTCCATGCCCGCGCAGTACGTCAGTCCGTACAAGAAGTGGGCCGAGTCGCTGATCAAGGAGGGGCCGGGCATCCGGCGCCAGGTGGTCGAAGCGATCCGGGGCATCAACAAGCAGGTCCGCCAGGGCATGAAGGAGGTCTTCGAGGCGGACACGAAGAAGGCCGCTCGGGAGAGCCTGACCTCGCTGGCGCAGAGCATCAAGGCGTCCGCGAAGTCCACGGTGGAGCAGGCTCAGCAGGCGCTCAACAGCGCGGCGCAGAGCCTCGCCAGCGCGTCCTCGCCCGCTGCCGCGCAGCAGGCGCTCGCACAGGTGAAGAACGCGCAGAAGGCGCTACGCAACGCGATCAACGCGCAGGACAAGATCAACCGCGCGGCAGAGAGGCTGGGCGACCAGAAGTCCGTCCGCAAGAACACCGTGAAGCGACTGGTGAGCGGGCTCAAGGTCCAGAACGCCACCCTCGCGGAGTTCGCCGCTGCCCGGGCCAAGGTCGCGGAGAAGATCGAGAAGGCGCAGTCCAAGCTCGACGCTGCTATCGCGCAGCGGAAGGACTACCGCACGCAGGTCGCTGACGGCATCCGCGCCTACGGCTCTTTGTTGACGGCGCAACGGCAGACGATCGACGGGGTGGAGCAGGCGCTCACGTCCCGCGACATCGTGGACAACCTGCAAGACCGGCTCAAGAAGATCAAGAAGTACCAGGACGACCTCAACATCCTGCGTGCCCGGGGTCTGAGCGAGGCCGCGTACAAGCAGCTCGTGGACGCCGGGATCGAGGGCGGCGGCGACTACGTGGCGGCGCTGTTGGAGAACAACGGCGACATCCAGAAGGTCAACTCGCTGATCGCGCAGATCGACGCGCAGGCCAAGAAGCTGGGCAAGCAGGCTTCGGACACCATGTATAAGGCGGGCGTGGACACCGCGCGCGGTCTGGTGAAGGGGCTTGAGTCGCTACAGGGCCGGATCGACAAGGCAGCTGAGCGGCTGGGTAACAAGATCGCGGACTCCATCGCCAAGGCGCTGGGCATCAAGAGCCCGTCGCGCCGCGCTATGGCGATGATGGACGATTGGGGTGACGGCACCGTCATCGGCTTGCAGAAGCAGGAGGGGCGCGTCCAGAAGGCGTCGCAGCACCTGTCCGATCAGGTGGCTGTGAGCCCGGAGGTCGCGGCCCACGCAGCCAGCCAGCGCGCGAACCCGTACGTTTCCGGAAACGGCCCGCTGACCGGGCGCCCCGGCGACGGCGGCGCGCAGGTGCGCGACGTTGACATCACCGTGGTGACGCCGACCGAGGACCCGAGGGCCGTCGCCAAGGAAGTTTTGAACGAGATAACCGGGAGGCTCTGATCATGGCGCACGACGGCTACGTGGCCCTCGGCGGCGAGGAGCTGTTCAACGCCTCCCGCACGGTTCAGCTCGCGGAGGCGATGGGCATCGACGTGGTGTGGCTCACCCCGGAGCAGGTCCAGTGGATCGAGGACTCCCTCGGGGGTGCGGACTACGACCTCGTGGCAACCGCGCCCTGGTACGACGCGGGCTACCCGGAGAGTGCGGAGTTCGCGGGCTTCATCCCCCTGTCCATGCCGGGCCTGGACGACTCCACCCGCGAGTCCGTGGTCGTTGAGTTCGTCACGGACGGCGGCAACTCGCAGAACCCCCGGAACAAGGTGCTCAACATCGTCGCCAGCGTGGCGATCATCGCCAGCACGGACCGCGGCGCGAAGTACGGCAAGCGCTGGCTCGACCGCCGCCTGCGGGCAGCGGGCACGGAGATGTACTGCTCGGGCTCGGAGCTTCGGTACTTCGACCACGGCCCGGACAGCTACGCCGGGCTGGGCGAGCTGACCCCGCCGCTCGTGCACCGGCGCGACGTGAGCCTGGGGTGCGCTGCCACGGTGACCCGGAAGCACCTGACCTCCTGCTCTTCGACGTGGCTGGTCTCGTTCACCTGGAACGCGAACGACCCGTACGAGTACGGCGACCCGGTGCCCATGCTCGAAGGGCTCGGGGGCACCGTGTCGGGCAGCCGAGTGCTGGCCTCGGGCACGGAGGCCGCGCTGGTCGGGCAGTCGTGCCCGGAGTACGACTACTCGCCCATCTACGACCCGTTGTTCCCTGCGCTGGTCGCGGCGCCCACCGCTCCGGACTTCTACCCCGAAGGGTGGACGCCGCTGCCGGGCGCGACGTACAAGCGCTTCTGGGCGCGCGTGGACATGGAGGGCCTGGATTCGTTCGAGGCGATCCCGATGATCGAGCTGACCGCCGCAGTTGAGGCGCGCATGACTCGGGTGTCGTTCTGGCGCCCGGACGTACCGCCCGGGTCGGCGGCGTGCACACCGCTGTGGCAGGTGATCCTCACCTACATCCCCGCTGAGGGCGACGAGGGGGCGATGTTCCTGGACTCCGAGCAGAAGGCCGCGTACCTGTGGCTCGGTGTCGGGGAGCGCGTACGGCGGTCGGACAGCCTGGTCTACTCCTACAACGCCGCCCCGGTACAGTGGTCTTCGATCAGTGGCTTCGATGAGCTGCTGGTGACCCTTGACGTGTTCGACGCAACCGCTGCTGACGACCTGCGGATGTCGCTGGCTATGGTGCCCAAGTCGGACTGACAGACTGTCTGGTTTCTAGAAACCGGAGATAGGAGCTAGGCGCATGGCCGAGTGGGCCGCTTCCGGCTACATCAGTGCGTTCGCCAGGTCGTCCAACAGCCCTAACAACCTGGGGTTCATGCCTCGCGAGTACACGCTGTCCACCAACGGGCTCATCGACGCTCAGGGGATCACCCGCTACGGTGTTGCGCTGCGCATACCAAGCAGTTTTTGGGCGAGCCACCCCACGGCCACCCCTTCTCGGATCACGGCTCGTGTTTCGATCGCGTTCGACTCCACCGACACCACAGAAGCCGCGTTTTGGTCGCAGGGAGACGGCAACTGGCGGCTCGGCGTGGTGATGTTCTGCATGCCTGCGTCAGCGCTGACCGACCCGGAGGCGGTACCTACACCCGCTGCAATAATCAGCGGGGCCACCCGTACGTACCGGTCTTCGTCCACACGGGACACCCCGGGTACCCTGACTGTGGACCGCTTGAACGGACCTTTCGCCCAAGACTTGACCAAGGGCGAGAAGTGGTGGTTCGCGGTCTCGCCTATGTACTGGCGGTCAGGTGCGGAGTGGTCAGCCGGGGTGTCGGCGGGGGTCGTTTGGGGTGACGGGGTTTCCGGAAACCGGAATCAGACCAATCGACTTCGAGGGGTGTCCCTATGGACCGCGCGCACTCCGCGCGCTCCCGTCATCACCAGCCCCGGGCCGATCACCACGGTGGGTCCGGGCGGCTCGTTCACGCTGTCGTACACACCCCAAGGCGACGACGTGCTCACGGGATACCCGACCGACACGCCTAAGACCCTCGCGCTGGACCTGGCGGGTGTTCAGGCTCAGGTTTCGCCGGTGCCCACGCCCACCAACCCGAACCCGGCGTGGGAAGACCTACAAGTACGGGGCGGCGCGGCAGACAGCCGCATGTACCCGGCGTGGTACATAGAAGACGTGTCGGGCGCCGCTGCGCCACCGGTAACCAGCGGTGCAGCGGATCTGTGGGAAAACCAGAGCCTAGTAATCCGGTGCGGGTCGCTACCAGGCACCAGTGAGGGCTATCTCCCCCCAGGGAAGTGGCGCATCCGACTCCGGACGATGAGCTACGGCCACCCGTACCGGCGCATCTTCGAGACCTTCGGCCCCCCTGATTCAACCTGGCGTAGTGGTGTTGGCCCGCTAGGGACGAACCTCGCGGGGTGGACCGGTGGGAGTGGTTGGCCCTCCCCGGAGCAGACGCCGAACTCTTACACCAGCCGCTACAGGTCTGGCTGGTCGGACCCGGTGACCGTCATCATCCCCGCCGCCGTCCCGCCGCCGCTGTTGAAACGGCCTGTGGACAACCTCGCCATTCCGGTTACCAAGAACGTCGTCTACGAATGGCAGTACCGCAATGCGCAGGACCCCCCGCGTCCGCAAGCGCGCCGGACTGTTCAGGTGCGCGAGGCGGGCTCCCCCACCTGGACCAACCTGCTCCTGAACAACGTCAGTGCCAGCCAGACGTACACGGACCCCGCGGGGGGCACCGCGCTGGCATACGAAGTGGGCAAGCTATACGAGTGGCGCGTAGCCACGGCGTCGTCCATGTCGGCCCCGGTGGACCCGAACTTCGAGTTGGGGACGACGGACGGCTGGGGGGCCAACACGGGCTTGGGCACCGTACCGGTGACAAACGTCACTGGTAGTGGGGCCGATGTATACAACGGCTCTCGCTGCGCGCTGATAACAGGGCCGTACGTATCCAGCTTCCTGGAACCCTTCCGGCGCATCTACGTCAGCCCGGGCGCCTCGTGCACTGCCGGGGTTCGCGTCCGGCGCTCGGGGGGGTCCAACACTACGGGGCAGGTATGGGTGTACTGGTACGACGCGGCGGGGACGTACATCACCAACGCAGCGGGGGCACTTGTGTCGGTCTCTACCTCATGGGCTCTGGCATCCATGACGGTGACCGCCCCAGCCGGTGCGGCGTATGGGGAGTTCGCCATAAGTTTCGACTCCATAACCAACGCCACTTCGATTCGTCTCGACGCCTTCACATTCACCACGTCCGGCCCCGTTTACGAAGCGTCCGAGTTCAGCGACGTGGGCCAGTTCTGGATCACCGAGGGGCCGGACACCGGCTCTGTGATCCCGGCACCCGGCGAGACGATCGACGGCGCCACCTTGGGGTGCGGCAAGCACCGCGCGTTCATCTACCGGCGCGGCGGCAAGCGCCGAGTGGGCGAGCTGACCGGCCTCAGCTCGGTCGATTGGGGCCGAGTGCGTGACGACATCAGCTCCGCCAAGATCGTCGTCTCCGATTGGGGCGTGGACTGCGGCGACCTGCTGGCGAAGTTGCAGACCTGGGCGTACGAGCTGGTCATCTACCGCGACAACGGCTACTCGAACGAGCGGGTGTGGGAGGGGCCGATCACGAAGCTCACCTACGAGACCGACAAGGTGACGATCGACGCCAAGGACGTTATGGCCTACGCCTACCGACGGATCATCAAGCGCGCCATGAACGACGGCGGCTGGGGGTCCTCCGGTGTCTCGATCATCGACCGCGCCGAGACGATCATCCTGGACACGCTCGGCCCGGATGACCCCAACGTGCTGGGCTACCTGACGCCGATGCGCCAGGCCGACGACGTGAAGCAGTACCGCAACCTGCCTGCGTACTCCCGGACCGCGTTCGAGGAGATTGACGACATGGCCGCGAACGCGGGTCTGGACTACGCCGCTGTCGGTAGGCGGATCATGCTGTGGGGAACCAAGCACCGGATCGGCACGTTGCCGGAGTTCCGCGACGAGCACCTGGGCGCTCCGCCCATCGTGTCCGAGTACGGGATGAGCTTGGCGAACCGCTACGTGGTGTCGGACGGCAACGGTGTGTGGGGCGAGGCCGTGCGGCTCAAGTACGACCACCTTTACGACCCTGGCTACGACGACGTGTACGGCCTGGTGGAAATGCTCAGCTCCTCGTGGGCGTCGGACTCCGCGGGAGACACCGGTACGTACACCGAGGCGGGCAAGGAGAAGCTTCGCCAGTCGTTCGCGGAGGCGTCGGAGCGCTCGATCGCTGACCGCTACCCGCCGCC